TATGAATCTTCCCAAGTTGGAAAGGGAAGAAATTGATGGGGTAAGATACTATAAACTGCCTGGAGAGGATAAACTTTCCAGGTTAGTTTCTATTACATCAGTTACAAGTTTTCATAATAGACATATTTTTGAAAACTGGCGAAAGAAAGTTGGCGAAGAAGAAGCAAACAGAATTAATAAGAAAGCAACAAGTCGTGGTACTGATTTGCACTCTTTAGTAGAAAATTATCTTCTTAATGAACAACTTCCAGAAGTTCAACCAATTTCAAATTTTCTATTCAAAATTGCTAAGGAAAAACTTGGCAACATAAATAACATTCATGCTCTTGAAAGTTCTCTTTATAGCAAACAGTTAGGCATTGCAGGAACTGTAGATTGTATTGCTGAATATAATGGTGAACTGGCAGTCATAGATTTCAAGACATCTAAAAAACCAAAACCAAAAAATTGGGTTGAACATTATTTTGTTCAGTGTGCTGCATATGCTTGTATGTTTTATGAAATTACAGGCATCCCAGTTAAGAAACTGGTCATCTTAATGGCATGTGAAGATGGGGATTGCGTTGTCTATGAAGAGTATGATAAAATGAAGTATATTAGGTTACTAAATGATTACATTAGAGAATTTGTTCAATCTAAACTACAAGAATATGGAAGATAAATTAAAAGACGCATTAGAACTAAAGTTCCTATGTCCAGCAAAGTTTTCTCAAATCATAGAAGAACTTGTGAAGACAAACGAAGAAATGAATTACATAGATGCTATAGTTCATTACTGCGAAGAGAATGGATTGGAAGTAGATTCTGTATCTAAACTTATTAGCAAACCACTAAAAGAAAAAATTAAGTGTGATGCTATCAACTTAAACTTTTTGAAAAGAACATCCAGAGCTAAACTTTTGATATGACCTCCTTTGATGCTTATAAAACTTACCTTGCACTGAAGAACCACTTTAGTAAACCAAAGTATGACTACTTCAAATATGCAGGTAAGTCCAGAGCATCAGTAGAAACATTTAACAAACGTAAAGATAAGTATTGGTTTGAGAGAATTAGTAGACAAAAGAATGACCAGGAAATAAAAGATTTCTTTGTTGCTAATTTTGTGAAAAGTGATAATCCACAGTCAATGTGGATTGGGCAATTGATGCGTGAAGGTGAGGACTATTATAAGGAATGGTCTAAAAGACAACAAAGTTTGTCTTACATTTTTAAACAAGAGTCAGAAGATTTGTTGTCATCAGGAACCATAGATGAGATTCTTGATGCCTCAAGGCAACATCCAATCATTCTTAAAATGTTCCTGAGCGGGAAAATTAGTATAGAAACACTAGTGGTTTGGGATAAAATTTTCCTGTTCAGGAACAATTTTGATAAGCAACTTTTGGACCCTGTGTGGGAGATAGTGTCTTTAAAGATACAGAAGTATTCTTTGTTTCTAAATATCAGTATACAGGATTACAAAAAAATGTTGAGAAACATTGTAGAGGGGTAATATGGCCTTCTTTGATTCAGAAATAGTTCAGAACGAATTAAAAACTATAGAAAATCTTCAAAGGCATTTGACCAGAGGAGTTTTGAGACTACCAATAATGTCAAAGGCAGAAAAGCTTGAGCATGTAAATTTGTTATCTGAACTATTAGAGAAACAAAAAATCCTGTATACCAGATTGTCATTGTCAGATGACCCTCAAGCCATAGAAAAAAAGAATGAAATTATTGAATCATCTAAACTTTTAGGTTATGGCAACCCTTCAAATATGAATCTGGTTTTTGAAAATATGCAAAAGGTTATTGCCAGACTCAAGAAAGAAGCAGAGGTTGACAAGTAACCTTTGTTTTGTTATGATGTCTGTGGATAACTAATCCAATCAATCCAACTAATCCGAGGTAATCTAATGTCTTTTTCGGACCTTAAGAAAAAATCAAGTCTTGGTTCACTCACTTCTAAACTGGTTCAAGAAGTTGAGAAAATGAATTCAAGCAGTGGTTCTACAGATGAACGTCTGTGGCGACCTGAAGTGGATAAAGCAGGCAATGGGTTTGCTGTTATTCGTTTTCTTCCTGCACCATTGGGTGAGGAACTTCCTTGGGCAAAGGTTTATACCCATGCCTTTCAAGGTTCTGGTGGATGGTTTATTGACAACTGTCTGACCACACTGAATCAAAACTGTCCTGTATGTGAGGCAAACAGGGAACTGTGGAACACAGGAAGTAAAGCAAATCAAGATATTGTTCGTGATCGTAAGCGCAAACTGTCTTACTATTCCAACATCTATGTTGTTCAGGACAAAACACATCCTGAAAATGAAGGAAAGGTATTCCTTTATAAGTTTGGTAAAAAAATCTTTGATAAGATTACTGCAGCAATGCAACCAGAGTTTGATGATGAAACTCCCATTGACCCATTTGATTTTTGGAAAGGTGCTAATTTCAAACTGAAAATCACCAAGAAAGATGGGTATTGGAACTATGACAAGTCAGAGTTTGGTAGTTCAGAACCACTCTTTGATGATGATGATGTTATGGAAGCAGTCTGGAAAAAGACTTATTCTCTTTCTGAATTTACTGATGCAGAGAAGATGAAGACCTATGAACAGTTGAACACTCGTCTGAAATCTGTTCTTGGTAAGAAACCAGTTCAACAAGATGAATCATTTGATGATGAAGATGATGAACGTGGTCCTGTTCCTACTAATGAAGAACTACTGCAGGGAAAATCTGGTGGAACTCGCTCACAAAAGAGTTCTGTATCTTCTAATGAAGATGATGATGACACCCTTGCATACTTTGCCAGGTTGGCTGAAGAGTGATTATCTTGGGGAGAGGACTCTTAAGTTCTCTCCCTTTTTAGTGTTGTCATTAATATATTGAGAAGAGAATCCATAAGACATAATAGTTCTTAAATCATCAAGAGCAGCTTGTAAGAATCTTGGTCTTAAAAGATAAATGTTTCTCTTCTTATCATTCTGTGCAATCTCATACTCATAGATACTGACAAGTTTAACTGGAGTTTCTGTAATGGTTAAGTTTGTTCTTTCATCATAGTAAGTTACAGAAAAATTAGAATCCACAATTTTGCCTGCAGGAACAATCAGTCTTCCTCTTGAATCAGACAAAGGAGTTGTTTCATAATGATGTGGTGATGCTAACTCTGCTTCTGTATATTTTCTTTCTAAGTAATCAGTAAACTCTGAATCAGACAGTGGCCATTCAGTTCTTACATTTAGGATATTGTTGGAGATTAAAACTAACCAATCATAGGTAGGACTTCCATAAGTTTTTTCTGCTACTTGTTCTGGACGTTCCTCACCAATAATTTTATACTTGGTGAACACAGTTGCAGACTGGAAAAAGTCATCACGAATCTTTGCTCTACGAAAAAGATTTTTGACTCTTGCATAATCATATGAAGAGTTTCTGTTTGGATTTTGTGACTGATAAAGTAAGTCCGATACTTCTCTGAAATATGTCATTATCTTCCTCCTGGAGGAGGTGTTGAGGATTCTGTAGAAGACAACTCAAAGTCATTGCTAAATTCAGTTGGTCCAAGATTTACATTATCATCATCAAGGTCATGTTCATCACTAAAGACAGGTGTTAATTCAGTGAATGCCATTTGCATAATAACTGCTACAGGTTGAGAACCATTAGCAAATGCATCTTCATATGCAGCATAAAAACCATCTGGAGTATAGTTTACTGAAAAAGAAAGTAATGCAGAAGTTTTAAATTTTCCTATACTTTTTAATTCATTATTTCCAGAACCCATAAATTTAATTTTAAAAACATTTGGAGTTCCTAGGAAAAAACTAAAAGTTTGATCTGAAGATCTTCTTGGAGTCATTCCTTTTTTGAAAAATTGAATTATTCCCCTTATACTTTTTGCCTCATCAGTGCTTCTTGGAGTCATTTTAAATGTTAATCCAAATTGTCTTAATTTTGGACCATTAAATAATAATTCTAAGTTTGGATTAACTGCAGCACCAGTTACTCTTGTTAAATATGCCTCTGGGTTGACATTTATATTAAGAAGTTTTAGTGCTCCAGCAGCAGCATTAGCTACAAAATATTGTTGTATTCTTGCTGCAGATCCAGAATTGAGTAACATTTGTCTTCCTGCTCCTAAAAAATCTTTAGCAGCTTGTCCAAAATTACCATCAGAAGTGGCATTAGCAGCTCCCATAAATCCTGGCATACCTAACGCTGCAAAGTTGGATAAACTGTCTTCTCCCCATCCTACTCCATTTGTTTCTGATAAATCATTTGTCATAGGTAAAGTTACACTACCAATGATTTTTTTAAATCTATTTTCACCTCTAATTACTGTGTTATTTGATGTATCTTCTGTTCCTGGTGTTACTGTTAATCCTGGAGTATATTGTATTTGTTGTATTATTATTCTATCTTGTTTGGAATCCATGCTATTTGGATACATTAAATTCCACTTAGAATATTTTTCGTTTTCTTTTTTGTCTGTAAATTTATCTGTTAAATTTGAAAATAAGTCTGCAGATGGTATTGTAGAATCAGCAGATGTTGATCCTGATCCTGGACCTCTATCTCGTGGGTTTGGGTTTTCTGTATTTGGATTTTGTGCCCAAGGTTGAATTTTACCATCAACACGAGCAGCTGCTGCTCTTACATCATTTGAAATAGATGCTTCAAGGGATGTTCCAGTTTCATTCACTTGAATCGTAGCATTACCTTGATCTGTAAATTCTCCATTTTTATATAAAACTTGACCTCCAAGACCTTGTTGCACTAATTCAACATTACCATTTTCAGGATCATATCTTAAATCTACTGGAACTGCAGTTAAATTGGGTTTATAATTAACTGAATAATTTGATTTTAAAACAAGAGATGCCATTCTTATCTACCCCACACTTTGTCTGAACGGATTGGTATCTCTACCCCACCCAAGTCCCTTACAAATTCTTCTACTGGTAATAGACACATAGTTTGCCATTCTTGTTGTGATAATATCAAGTAAGGGCTTCTTACCTCTGATAATAAGTATTTATGTGCTCCTTTACGAAACTTTGGGATTCTATCTTCCATTAAACTCATCACAAGACCCATTCTTTGTTCAGGAGAATAGTAATGTAAGTTCACTGCAAAGAATGACCTTGCATCCATTTCTAAAACAAATGCTAAAGGATACTTATCATAAAAGGGAAGGTCTCTTCTTGTCTTTGCTTTATACTTATAAAGCATTAAGTTGAATAGCAAAGGAAATGATGTGCTTCTATTTTGGTCTCTCTCCAAAACATCACCAACTTCATCTGCCCTTTCTTCTGTTATAATATTTTCAGGACTTTTGTTAAATACTTTTTCTCTATACCATTCTCTTGGTTGACTTCTTCCTCCAGACTCTTCTTGGATTTGTTCGAAGATAGTTTTATACGCCAAGATTATCCTCCGTTAGTATTTGAAACTCCCATCTTCTATCCTCACAAAATTCTTTTGCTGCTTTCCATTTTGCTTGGTTCTTAGCAAACTCTTTTATTTCATACATTTGCTTTTGTGACACACGCTTTTGTGCTTTAGGTCCCTCAACTTGTCTTTTTGGTTTTATTTCAATCAAACTTTCTTTGATATTACCTTTACTATCTTTGTATTTTATAAAAAAGTCAGGAAAATATCTATGTACTCTTCTATCTATTGGCGACAAATAAGGAATCCAAATTTCTTCTGATGCCCACTTCATAATGTTTTCATTCAAATCACAGTAGGTCATAAACTTTCTTTCCCACAATGACCTGTAGACAATATTGTTTGGGTCTCCTATGTATTTTTGTGGATAAGAAGGTTTGTATATTCCTTTATAACTCATACATATAATATAGGCACTTCAAAGTATTTAGATGGCAGTAGATTACACTAAGTTGTATTATAAAACTGATGATATATTAAAGAAATTTAAACCTTCTTTATCTAATTATTTTAATGTGCATGTAAGTGCTGACTATGATGGTATCAACCAATCTTTTGAAAAGGATATAGATTTTTTGGCATATGAGGCAGTTCTTCCAGGAACTTCATATGAAACCACGCAAGTATTTGGAGACAGACAAGGAATCACAGAAACATTTGCAAATAAAAGAGTTTATCCTCCTGTAGATATAAGTTTTTATATTGATAATAACTATAATATTTTAAGATTTTTTGAAAGTTGGATGGGATATATTAGTCCAAATTCAGGGGTTCCTTATGAGTCATATCAAAAGTTTAATTATCCTCAAAATAATGGATTAAGTGGATATAAAAAAGAAGTTATTATAACTAAATTTGAAAGAAATTTTAGAACCCCTGACCAAAGATTAGTTGAGAATGGAGTATATGATGTTCCTGATAGTAACTGCACTTATATTTTAAGAAATGCTTATCCAACTAATGTAATTGCAGTTCCAGTTTCATATGAAGGCGCAAATATATTAAGAACAACAGTAACATTTAATTATGATATTTACAGATTTGAAAAGTCTGATGGAAAACCAATAAATGGTGATGGTGGAAATTCAAGTGCTCAACCTGGAGGAGATTCTGGAGCAACATTGGGGGAATTAAATAGACAAGTTAGATTGATTAATGAAAATATTCCTATCACTGGATTAAATCCTAACCCAAGAGATGTGGGATAAATAACTAAACCTGAATTTTATATTTTAATATGCCTTTACCTACAGTTGCAACTCCAACCTATGAGTTGACATTACCATCAAACAAAAAGACTATTAAGTACAGACCTTTCTTAGTCAAGGAAGAAAAGATTCTTATCTTGGCTATGGAAAGTGGTAATTCAAAAGATATTACTAATGCAGTTAAGAATACATTAAAAGATTGTATTTTAACCAGAGGCATTAAGATTGATTCTCTTCCAAGTTTTGATATTGAGTATTTGTTTTTAAACATCAGAGCAAAATCAGTTGGTGAATCAGTAGAATTAATTATCACCTGTCCAGATGATAATGAAACACGTGTAGATGTTACTGTTAATATTGATGAGATTGAAGTTGTAATTCCAGAACATCATACATCTGAAATTAAAGTGGATGATAATATCACTGTCAAGATGAAGTATCCATCACTTCAAGAGTTTATTGACAATAACTTTGATTTCTCTGGACAAACTGGAAGTAAAGAAACTATTGACAAATCATTTGATATTGTTGCATCTTGTGTGGATATGGTTTATACAAAAGATGCGTCTTGGTCTGCCGCTGATGTTACTAAGAAAGAACTAATTGAATGGTTACAGACATTTGATTCAAATCAATTCAAAGGTATTGAAGAGTTCTTTGATACTATGCCTAAACTTTCTCACACATTAACAGTTAAGAATCCAAACACTGGCGTTGAGAATGAAATTGTATTGGAGGGACTCTCAAGTTTTTTCGGATAGTCCTTAGTCATGAAGATTTGGAGTCTTATTATAGAGTTAATTTTGCCTTGATGCAGTATCATAAATACTCTTTGACTGAGATTGAAAATATGATGCCGTGGGAACGTGAAATCTACTTAACTCTTTTAGAAAATCATATCAAAGAAGAAGAAGAAAAAGCATCAAGAGCAAAATAAATGACTCCAGGAGATTTTGGATTTAAAGATAGAGTATCTAGATTTATTTCAGGAGCAAGTTCCAGAAGTAAATTTGGATTCTCTGCTACGCCAAAACTCACAAGAATTGCTGGGATGTTTCCAAAAAGACAAGTCCCTCAACAAATTATATCTGGATCTTCTGAACAAACAGATCCAGAAATTGGAGCGCCAAAAAGAGTTATTTCTTCTTTAGGAAGATTGACTTTAGACCTTGAGATTGTCAACAATAATCTTGATAGAATTGCATCAATTATTCTTCAAGATTATAAAGAAACTCAAGATACAAATAAAAAAGAAATAGAAGATTTTAGAAAAAGAGTTGCAAATAGAGGTAGATTATTTGGTAAGAAAGAGTTAGGAGATAAGAAATCTGATGTTCTTGGTGCAGTTAAAAAATATGTAGGGTCATTCTTTAGTGGTGCAGGAGGTGCTATTAGAGCACTCTCTATGTTTAATTTGATGCAGGGGATTTTATCTGGAGACCCATCTAAAATTATTGGACCACTTCTTGGAATAGGATTAACATATCTTCCTGCTATTGGTGCTGGAATTGCTGGTGCAGTAGCAACATCTTTGGTTGGGAAGTTATTTGGAGGTGGGGCAGCAACAAGAGCAGCAGCAGCATCAGCAGCTCCTGCAGCAGCTGGAGCAGGGGGAGCACTTGGAAGATTGGGTAAATTTGGTGGAAGAGCTGCACTTGTTGGTGGAGGAATTGCATTAGCAAGTAGTATCTTCAATAGACCACAAGAAGATCAATCACAACAAAGATTAGAAGAACTTACACAACAACAAAAAGCATCAGTAGAACCTGGAAATTTAGTTCCAATTCCACAAGATGATTTGAGGAGATTCGAAAAATTAAACAAAAAATTTGAAGATGCACTTGACTTTTTACTTGGTAAACAAAAAGAACAAGACAGGCAACCTCAAAAAACAGGTGGGAGAGGAGGTGGAGGAGGTGGGGGTGCTCCTCCTTCTCCTATGATGGGAGGACCTGGAATTGAAGGTCTATCTAGTTTTATTGCTGGAGCAGAAACTGGAGGTAGATTTGATGCTTATGCTGGAGATAGAGGAGCAGGAGATCCTCAAATTACAGGAATGACTTTATCTCAATTGAAAACAAAATACCCAAACACTGCTGTTGGAGCATATCAATTTAAACCTGACACTGCTATTGGTTTAGCTAGAAGTTTGGGAATGGACCCAAATACAACTGTATTTTCTCCAGATGTTCAAAAACAACTTAATGTATCTCATTTAAATCAAATGGGATATGCTGATTATGTTTCTGGAAAAATTTCAAAAGAAGAATTTGGAAAAAGAATAGCACAACAATATAGAGCACTTCCAGTTCCAGGAACAGGTGCAACATTTCAGGATCAATATGCTAATAGAAATAGGGCTTTAAGAACTGATGCTCAATTTTTACAAGCTTTAGAAGCATCAAAAACTGGTGCCATGCCTGGAGTACTACCAACATCAGTACGTCCTACTGCACCAGCACCAAGATCTGCAGCAACTGCTGCTCCAAGAGCACCACAAACACAAGTTACAGTTCTTCCTTTACCAACTCAACAACAATCTTCCCAAGCATCTGCAGTTTCTGGAGGAAATGATACTGTTCCATCAATAGATACTACTTATCCTGAAAACTTCTTGGCTTTGTATTCTAAACTAATCTATCAGATTGTTTGATAAATGGACCCAACATTACTTCTTAACAGACCAGTTGTAAAACCAAGAATAGTAGCAAAGATTACGAAGTTTAATAATCTTGTTGAGGTTTCTACTGAAGCTAGAAAGTCTTCTACTAAACTTAGAAAGGTTTTTGAAAAGGGAAGTTACCAAAAGAAAACCCAACTTTCAGTATTAAACAGATATAAAAAAAGATTAGAAACTATTCAGAAACAAAATGATAGATCATTTCGTAAAAAACAAAGGGTAAAACTTAAGTTACCAGATGTTAAAAAATATGTAGGAAACTTTTTTACGCCAGGATCTGCTGATGATCCTCTTAAAGCAATAGGAGCACTTGCAGCATTTAAAGCAGTTCAAAAAGGTTCTAAAGGTGATTGGGGTGGGGCATTAGCTTCTGGTTTAGTTGCAGCAGGATTAACTCTTGGACCTTCACTGTTGGGATTTGGTGCTGGTGCTTTGATGGGTAGAGGGGGAAGAGGAGGAGGTGTTGGTCCTGGAGTAGGAGTTACTCCTCCCAAACCATTAAAACCAGGATCTATAAGTAGATTAAATGCATCACAAGCAAGATTCATTCAAGGTAGTGCAAATATTGGTGATAGGGCAAGATTAATTCGTAGAGGAACTATTTCTCCTACAGGGGCATTTTCTCGTGGTGGTCCAGAGCAAATGGCAAAGTATGGGGCAGACACCTCAAAAGTTGGAAAAGCATTTGGTAGATTTGGTAAAGCAATTATTCCAGGAGTTGGTGCTGCAGTTGGAGCTATTGATGCAGGATTGAGAACAAGTGAAGGTGATTACACAGGAGCTAAAATAGCAGGAACATCAGCAACTTTAGATGCACTTGCTGCTGCATCTGCTGCTACTGGAATTGGATTGCCAGTTGCTGGATTACTTTCTATTGCATCATTTGCATTAGATGTAACTAATCTTGTTCGTGATTTAAGTGGCGCAAGTGAAAAAGAAGCACTGGCAAATAAATCTCAGCAAAATAGGTTAAAACAACAAACAGAAAAACAAAAACAAGCAGTTGAGGGTAAGAAGGAAGAAGGTGGAGCACTTACCTTTAGAAAAACTTTGAATAATTATGAACAGGTAGTTAATAAATTTGAAGAGTTTTCTAAAGGATTTAAAGGTTTTATGGGGGAAACTTTAGAGCAATCTCAAGCAAGGGCCGCAAAAGTAGAAAATTTAATAGGGGATCAAGATATTATTGAAGAACCTGGACATGAATTTACAAATTATACTGCACAATATTTAACTGGAGATCCAAATAGTCCTGCTTATGATGAATCACATGGAACTTCAAGTAATTATCATGACCATATTGCATTTAACGATAGGGAAATGGCTATAAGAGCCTATCAGTACTTAGAATCAAAAGGATTAGATGTAACAGAGTTTCAAGGATTTGATCCTGTTGGTGGACATAGTAATGGATCATATCATTATTCTGGATTGGCTTTTGATGTTCCTGGATATCAGTGGGGAGCAACAGGTCCTATTGATCAAAGACATTATAATGGATCAAGATTGGTAAGAAAATATTTAAATGACTTTTTTCAGAAAGAAAAGCAAGAAAATCCAAATCTTAGTTCAAAAAATTCATCATCTCAAAGAAAAAGAAACCCAACACAACCACAACCTCCTGGTTCCAGACCAAGTACTGCAGAACAATTGAGAGCAATTGGACAATCTGGTGCTGCTTCAGTATTAGAAAGACAACAACCTCCTGCTCCACGTAGACCTCCTTCAATTACACCACCACCACGAACACCAAGACCTGTTGGAAGTTTTCTTCCATATCAACAAGGAAGTCAACAACAAGTCACGGCATTTTATCCTGTGTCACAACCACAACAACAACCTATGCCATCTGAAGATGTTCCTATGATGATGACAGGTCCATCAGAGCAACAGTTGTTAAATAGTTTCTATAAGAGAGTCCTTCTTAATACTGTATAGCATGGAAGATACAAGTTCATATTTTAATTGGAAACTTAGAGAGTTTTTGATTGAGTCACAGGATGATACTAAGTTTTATAATATGACTCCTTATGTGAGTGCTGTTCAATATTATGAAGACTTGTTTTCGCCATCTATTTTTCTTACAGTATTACTTGTAGACACTGATGGTAAGTTATCTTCGTTGATTGATGGAAGAACATCAGGACAAAATGGACTTAAAGGTGGAGAGAGAGTTAGATTAATTATAGATCAAACTGCTACAGGGGAATCTATTTCTTTAAAGGAAGATAGTAATAAGACTAACTATTACATTTACAAAATCTATGCTTCAACTACAGAGTATACAAGAGAAGCATTTATTGTAGAGTTATGTCCTGCTGAAGTTTTTCAGAATGAAACTTCAAGAGTGGTTAGAAAGTATAAAGGTAATATTG